AAGCGTCAAAACAAAGAAAGATAGAAGCCAAACGAGATGCGGACCTATGGCGACAAAGAGCCTATGAAAGGTCACTTGCTGAAAAAAAGAATAAGTGAAAGCAGATAACTTTCCAAAATGGTTTTATGACAATGCAACAGTCCAAGACTTTGAGAATGGACTAACAGAGTTTAAGGGCAAAAAGAATCTTAAGTTCCTGCAGATAGGTGTCTTTACTGGCAACGCATCTGCTTGGCTATTAGAAAATATTCTTACAGACCCAACATCATTGCTTGTAGACATAGACCCTTGGTGTGGTAATTTGCAACACGAATCAATTTATGACTGGAATGATATACAACAAGCCTACAAAGAGCAGATAGAACCACACGGTAAAAAGGTTCAAGCACATAAAGCATTTAGTGGAGACTGGTTAAAGAATAACCGTGAGGTTAAGTATGACTTTATCTATATCGATGGAGACCATCTACCAGAGTCAGTTACTTTAGATGCTGACCTATCTTGGGACTTGCTTAAATCTGGTGGCGTTATGGCATTTGATGATTATGAGTGGGACCATCCAGATGGTACAGATAAGAACCCTAAGCCAGCGATAGATGCGTGGCTAACAAAACATAAAGATGATATTGAGATACTTCGTAAGGGATGGCAAGTATGGATAAGGAAGAAATAGTTAGTAATGATATTGACTGGGAATACCAGAATCAATTAAGAGAACAATGGTTAAAAGATAATCCGAATGCACAGTATGAGGGATGGATGTCGATATGAATGTAGTTGATATAGCAAAATCTCAGTTGGGATATAAAGAAGGTCCTAATAATAATACAATGTACGGCAAGTGGTATGGTGCTAACAACCAACCTTGGTGTGCTACCTTTGTATCTTGGTGCTTTGATAAGGCTGGATTAGTCTCTAGTATTGCAGCACAAGGTAAGAAGGGATTTGCTTCTTGCGATTTAGGATTAAAGTGGTTTGCTAAAAAGGGCAAGATAGTTCCTGTTGGCAAAGCACAACCAGGAGATATAGTTTTCTTCCAGTTCGATACCGATGCACAGGCTGACCACGTTGGTATCTGTGCTAGTAACGATGGAAAGAAATACCTTACAGTCTATGAGGGTAATACCTCTAGTGGCGATAAGGGTAGTCAGTCAAATGGAGATGGTGTGTTTCTAAGGAAGCGTGCCTACTCCCTAGTAATGGGCGTTGCACGCCCTTAAAGGATGGATATGAAAGACTTAATTGCTAAGTTAAAAGACCCTAAGACAAAGGCTGCTTTTAAATCTTATGTACGTGCAGTGATTGCATCAGCAGTAACTATGGGATTAGCACTTGCTGCTGACCTAGCCCCTGAGTATGCAATTCTAATCGGTGCATTGGCTGCCCCTGCTGCTAAATGGGCTGATAAGACTGAAAAAGAATACGGTCTAGGCTCTAATTAAATACCCCTAATCGGGCTTTAAAGGCCCATTAGAGACACGAATACCCCCCAACCTAGTAGAGATACTGGGAAGGGGGGTCTTTTGTCGTTTCTATATATATATTATATAGACCCCTCCGGGGTCTTATATATATTATTATATATTATATATATCTAAGTATACACATAGGAATTCTGATTGATGGTAGGCGACCTTATCCTGCCTACCTGCAATCCCTATCAGGTATGATAAGATACTGCTATGACTATACAACTGAATGAATATATTTTACCTGAGCATATATCTTACTCAGCATTTACTACCTTCATTGACTGTGGATATCAGTATTATCTAGGTCGATTACTTAGCCTACCTGAGCAACCATCCGTATGGTCGGTAGGCGGTTCATCATTTCATACGGCTACTGAGATGTGGGATTTGGAGAACCTATGATTAGTATTGTTAATGAAGAGGGTGGGGTTACCACTATGCAATGGGAAACCTATAACACTATTATGCGTGAGCGATATGAAGATGGACTGAAAGAAACTAAAGCAGTTATAGTAAGCGCTATACAAAATGCTATTGACAAAACAGTTCACACCCAAGAACATCCGGAAAATTTAGCCGGACTTAGTATTGCCCTACGATTAGCAAAGCAGGTTACTCTTGGTAACGAGTGATACACTTGCTTTATGGGATAAGGCTTGGGCTAAAGAGTCTGAAGGTATTGACTTAACATTTGCTCGTGTTGGTGGTAGAACATCTAAAGCATTTCCTAATAGAGAGAACGTAGATTTCTGGCAACAGACAGGACCTGAATGGGTTCAGTCTTACATTGATTGGCGTAAGGCTAATCATAACTGGAAGATTTGGCATACTCCCGAAGGCGCACCCGCCGTAGAGTTGGGGTTAACTCCTATTTTTGCTGGCGTACCAGTAAAGATGGTTCTTGATAGAGTGTTTGAAGTCGATGGTGAGTTGGTCGTGGTTGACCTCAAGACTTCACAACAGACCCCAACTTCTACCTTACAACTTGGCTTCTATAAACTAGGACTCAAGCAAGTCTTAGGTGTGGACATTAAGTACGGTGCATACTGGATGGCTAGACAAGAAGGTACCTCTGCTATGGTTGATCTTAGTGATTACACCGAGGAGAAACTTGAGTACCTTGTCGCCTCCTTTGATAAGGCACGTAAGGCTGGTATATTTATACCCAACACAAACAACTGCAATCGTTGTGGACTAACAGAACACTGTCAGTTCACTTCGAAGAAATGAGAAAAACAATGGCAAATGAAGACTGGAAACTGCAAGTTTCCTACAAGACACCATCAGGTGATATGATAAATGTACGTGCTAATACTGCTGATGAACTATCAGTATTGTTAGAAGGCGTAGGAGATTACTCTCCACAGATTGCTGCTACCCAGCAAAAGATAGTGGGTTCATATGCTCTAAACCCGTCCTCAACATCGAGTTCCACTACAAGCACAAGGCCCTCGAGTTACTCCGCACCAACCCCAGTCTCAGCAGCGTCAGGTACAGCGTCACCCGTATGCAAACACGGGGGCCGTATATGGCGAGAGGGAATCAGTAAGGCTAGCGGTAAACCATATGCATTCTGGTCTTGTCCTTCACCACAAGGAACACCTGACCAATGCAAACCAGTAAACTAAAAGACTGGCATAAATCTTTTTTCGGAACTAGAAAGGAACCAGGATGCGTACACTTGTCAGATCAGTTGGTCGTGCCAGTATTGGTGGGGAACCATTACCATCTTGCTTTAAGGCATTCGAATCAAACAAGATCATCATCCGTCGCTCTGAAGTTTCTATGTTCGCAGCAGCACCAGGAGTGGGAAAGTCCACACTAGCATTAGCATTAGCGTTAAAGATGAAAGTGCCAACACTTTATGTCTCAGCCGATACTAATGCTCATACTATGGCTATGCGATTAGCGTCTATGATTTCGGGAAAAAACCAAACAGATGTAGAGGGGATGCTACATTCTGATGTTGGTTGGACTAAGGCTACTCTATCCAAGAGTAGCCATATAGTCTGGTCATTTGAATCAGCACCAACACTACAAGATATTGATGAAGAGGTTCAAGCCTTTGAAGAACTATGGGGTTGTTCTCCTACGCTTATCATAGTTGATAACTTAATGGATGTAGCCACAGATGGTGGCGAAGAGTTCGCTTCTATGCGTGCTATTATGAAGGAGTTAAAATATCTTGCTCGTGCTACTAATTCGGCTGTTGTCGTTCTTCATCATACTAGTGAGGCTGTTCTTGGGTCACCGTGTCAGCCACGCTCTGCTATCCAAGGTAAAGTGGCACAACTACCAGCGCTTATATGTACACTTGGTGTTGTCGGAAGTTCAATGGGTGTGGCTCCAGTCAAAAATAGATATGGAAAAGCAGACGCAGGTGGAGGACTAATGACTTGGATTGCATTTAATCCTGAGTATATGTTCGTTGATGATATACCAGAGAACCATTGATGAGTAGTTATGGTAAGCGCAAAGGTGCTACATTCGAAACTAGTGTAGTCAAATGGCTAAGGTCAAGAGATATACTGGCGGAAAGATTGACCAAGGCTGGTGCTAAAGATGAGGGTGATGTAGTTGCTTTCTTAGATGGAGCAGCAAACATATTAGAATTAAAAGCAACAAAGAAGTTAGACTTACCACAGTTCTGGCGTGAGGCTGAGGTTGAGGCAGAAAATTATGCTAAGGCTAGAGGATTAAAAGAAGTACCATATAAGTTTGTGATAGTTAAACGTAGACAGGCAGGAATAGACAAGGCTTGGGTGGTGGAAGATTTTGAACAGTGGACTAAGAGGGCAGGCAAATGACTTACCAAGCATACGAGAAATACTCATCCATTATGGAGCGAGTGTACGACAAGGACACGGGCAGGCTAATATCAAATGCCCTTTCCATTCGGACACTCACCAATCAGGAAGCGCTGATCTCGACGATAACTTATTCATCTGTTTCGCCTGCGGAGTCCAAGGTAACAGTCTACAAATTATCGCACAACAAGAAAGGGTAGACATACGTGAGGCAAAGCATATCGCAGAAAGAATTACTGGGTCAAGCAACTCAGAAGTACGCGGCAAACATTTATCAGGCAGAAGATTACCTCAGAAGCAGGGGTATAACAATGGAAGCAGCACGTCTGGCTCGATTCGGCGTAGTAGGGGAGCCTGAAATTGGACACGAACAATACAAAGGAAGATTATCCATACCGTATATTACCAAGAGTGGTGTTGTCGATCTTCGTTTTCGCAGCCTTCATCCTGCTGTTGAACCTAAGTATATGGGTTTAACTGGGGCTGAAACTAAAATGTATAATGTATTAGACATAGAAAAAGCGGGCGATTTTATAGGAGTGTGTGAAGGTGAATTGGACACAGTTACTTTATCTAGTTGTGTTGGCATCCCTTGTGTCGGTGTACCTGGGGCTAATAGTTGGAAGAAGCACTACACGAGATTGCTCGCTGACTTTGAAAGAGTATTTGTATTTGCAGATGGAGATCAGCCAGGAAAAGAATTTGCAACAAGTTTGGCAAGGGAACTGCCAGTCACAATCGTGCAAATGCCAGATGGAGAAGATGTGAATAGTTCATACGTAAAGTTTGGTGCTGATTATATTAGGGAGAAGGCGGGACTAGATGGATAGAGGTATACCACCTTGCCCTGAATGTGGTGAACATTTTGAGAATGTATTTCAGGCAACAGATCATTTGCTGGAAGATAACGAAGAGTTTGATCCAGCACTAGTCTTACCTAATGGTGCTAGATTAATGATAGGTTCTTTACTTAGGTGTCTGTATAAATATGCAAACAAACCAGACCAGATAAAGACTATAACCCAGTCTACATATATGACATTGTTTACGGCAGAGACACAGCCCGAAGCAATCAAAGATATAGTAGAAGAGATGATAATTGAATCGCAGATGATGGAAATAGACAATGAACTCAAACAACTACTTGAAGAAGGGAAGTGAAGAATGGCAGATTATAACCCACTTGGAGGAACAAGGTTTCCATATAAGTCAGATACAAAAGATGGATGGGAAACTCGTTCTTACCCTGACAGTATCTCTTTTGAGTCAGCAGTAGCACAAACATTCCAAGAACTATTAGATCTATTATTATCTAAGCAT